TTATTGACGATCTCCGAGAAACTTGCCCTATCCGAACCAACCAAGGCTATCCATCCGTTCACGCAACATTGATAATAGACATCTCTTGTCTGATCACCCGAATCCACAAATACGCATTTGGGTTCAACATTAAACTCTTGTGCTTTGGCTTGAATATCTCCCCAAGTTTCCAGCCTACCAAACCAGACCATCCTAGACTTGTCTCCGCTATAAGCCCGAACCAATGCCCAAGCGTGAAACCCACCCGACTCTTGAATATCGACTGACATAATGGTTTTCTCACCATCTCGAACCTCGCCCATATTGTAACCACCCGCCTTGATCTCAATACGCTCTTGTTCGTGTTCTAGCCAAGGTTCAGCAAGGATTCGGTTCACGAAGTCTTGTAGCCCGATGATTCCGCTATATTTGTCTTGCAAGAACTTGACCGCTAGGGAGCCAAACGAAACCCAAGGAGCATAGAGTCCATTAAGGTGATAGCTTCTGCGGTTGGGTTCGCCTTTAGGGTTGGTAGCAATCCACTCTCCACCCCGGAGCATCGCTGTCTTTTGGCCGTCTGTAATCTTTCCTTTGCAGTTCTCGCACTCGTAGTAGGCCGAGGATTTAACTAGCTTAAAATCATAAACTGCTTCTTCGACCTTGGCGGCCTCATCCCATTTCACTTGCCCCCAGATTAGCTTCTGCTTGTGGTTGCAATGTGGACAAGGCACAAAAAAGAAACGCATATCGCCCTTTTGCCATTCTGCCCAAATTGTAGAATCCGCCGTGGTTGGAGTAGATGTGGCAATGATTAAATGATTTGGATAGGTCGCAACTCTAGCCTCTGCCAACTGCAATGCACCCGCCTCGCTCTTGCTCGACCCGGCATCCGGGTATTTGTCCACCTCATCGAGCATCAGCAATGAAACAGAACGAGAGGCAAGATTGGCTGGGCTGTTTGACCCTACAAACCAAAGCGACATTCTGCGGAAGTGTTGCTCTAGGATTTTGATCTTGTCGGTGTTGTCTGGCTTTTCTTTTGCCAATGCAGGGCAATCGTCCACCATTGGGAGCCACCGAGTTTCAGAGAACGACCTAGCTAAAGCCTCTGACGGCATAACCCACAAACTAGGACAAGGACGCTCTGCAAGCCGATATGCAAGGCCAGCTAATATTGTGGTTGTCTTGGATGTTTGTGCGCCCCATACGAGCGTAACCCTGCGAACCGAATCATCTCCGAAAGCCTCTAATGGCTCTCTTACATAAGGAGTGAGCTTGGTCGAATACGCACCGGGAATATTGGTTACCCTAGCCGAAAGGGTTAGATTCTTTTCTGCCCACTCTGGGATTGAAAGTTTTTCCCTTGGCTCAAAGATTGATCTAGCAAATTGCTTAACATCGAAAAGCTGGTTCACACGCCACACATCCCTTCCTCGCAATATGGATGGTCTCCTCCAAAGATGTCCATTTGACCTTTATCAAAATCATCTCTAAAGTCCACTTGTTCAATCGGGACGCAAGACTTGTGGAGGAATGGGGTTGAGTCCAAATTTTCACGATTTTTTCTTGCAAGTTGAATGTCTTTCTCAAATTGAACGGCTCGCTGAAATGCTTCTGGTTCTTGCTCTTTTAATCGTTTCCATTCCTTATTTGAGTGAAATGGGCAATATACGCACGATGATCTTGGTGGTTTTGGGTATCCATTCTTTTCCATCCACTCCAAGCAACTTTGCCTAGTCATTCGCTTTTCAATTAGAGGCCATCGGCTTTGTGCCCAAATATCCCTAGATGGCTTGCACCGATGCCATTCATCCCAAGAAATGCCGATGTATTGGGTTACTGAAATATGTTTTTGACCCCTCTTAATTTTGCACCTAGCCCTAGCCTCTTTCATAATTGGCTTAATCTTGAAGTCTGCTGTGCAAGACCTAAACACAATCTTCCCCAGCTTGCCCTTGGCACTTTTAGTAAAGAATGGAATGTTCGTTCTGCTAAACTTGCGACCATCCTTTGTTACCCTCATTTTCAATGATTCTTTTGATAGGCTACCAGCCGTGACTATATAAACCGGGAATGGCAATAATGCCTTTAATTGATCTAGCCACTTATAGACACTCTCTGGCTCATCTTGTGTATCTGAAAAAATAGCGAAGTCTGGCATAGGTGTAATCTCGCCCTTCGCACACATTAAGGCCAAGCAACTAGACTGCACCCCAGCACCAAGCGATATGATGTTGTATTCCGTCTTTATCTCTGGTTCGACTAGCGGGTTCATCTCTTAACCAGATAATCTTTCGCATATGCCCAAGCTGGGTTCATATGGATTTCGTTATGGCATTCAAAACACACGGCCAAGAAGAACTCGGTCTCGTTCAGCCTATCTCCAAACCTTCCACGGCGATGATGCACTTGGCTTGCCATCTTGCATCGACAAACTTGGCATACCGGGTTGTTTGAAAGAAACTTCTCACGCACATCCTTATAGACTTCGTTCTGGCCTTTTCTCTTTTTAGAAACTCGGCGTAGCCTGCCACCTCGCTTGAGTGGCGTTTTGCGTTTAAGTGGTGAGCGTTTCATTGATCGAAGAATGGAACATCTTGGGAACATAAATCCCTAAACTCTGGTATCTGCATAAGTGTTTTGTGAAGTGCGATTGGGTCTGCATCGTCCCTAACAACTGCGTGATGAAAGTGAACCATCCAATATCTACCGACTCCCTGCCTAGTCTTTGGGTATTCTTTAGAGCAACATCCTACGCACATAGCAAATCCATATTCTTCTTCAAAGTTTGGGAGTTGCCCACTACCCGGAACATAAAGAGTGGAGTGGCTAGTTCTAGGGCAGTATGCCAAGGCTATTCTTGTGGGTTTTGTTGTTTTCATTTTAGAATATCATCCAGAATGGAACCGAGGATGCACACCACAACTAGGCCGACAAGCAAAAGAAGAAATGATTCGTTCATTTGAACGCTCCCTCTGCTTTCTGAATCGTCACAAAGATTTGGTCGATGCCTTCTTGGATGGCTTGCTTCGCACATTCCGGGTCACTTGGGTTTGCTCTGGCCGAAAGCGATGCTGGCATTGCGTCCATCAAGTTTCTAATTGAGCCAAGCCACTTACCGAATACTTCCCGCACTTCGTCCATTCGGATGACGGCTCTTGTGGCTTCTTCGTATTGGGCGTGTTCCATTTCTGCTTCGCTTGCCCTTTTCTTTGCCTCTCCCCATCCAGCAATCGCCGCCCTCATCGCAACCGGGTTTCCGTCCCTGCTTGCCCTTGCTACCAATGAGTAAGCAACTAGCTCTGCCCTTTTCGCTCGAATCAATCTTCCAAGCGAGTTTTCCGACTTTAACGACTCGGAGTCCGAGGTTTCGGATGTCTCGGATGAGGTTGTAGATGGGGGAAGAATTGGCTGAACTCGGCTTACCCTTTTTTGGTTGGCAAGCCTCCATCTGTGGGCATCTGCCTCGCTTGTTAGGGGCATACCTCTTTTCACAAGTCTGGACATTTGGCCTCTGTCCATTCCCCATTTTTCGCAAAGCTCTTTTTGTGTAATCATTGGATAACTTTACTGCGGAGGGATAATCTTCATTCATTTGGCAAGCGTGGCCTTTTTGCCAGTAAGGTTTTCCCATCGCTTCACAATCACATCGCAGTAGTTTGGGCTAATTTCCATTCCGTAGCATTTGCGTCCTAATTGCTCGGCGGCGATTAGGGTTGAGCCACTTCCTAAAAATGTATCTATTATTAACCACCCTAATTTACTGCTGTTTTTTATTGCTCTTTCGCATAACTTGATCGGTTTCATTGTTGGATGCCCATCAGATTTTTTTGGCTTTGGATATTCCCAAATAGTATCTTGAGTTCTGTCCTCCACTCTTTGTCTGTTTTTTCCTTCTTTCCAGCCATATAAACAAGGTTCGTTTCTTGAGTGATAATCTCCTTGAGAAAGAACTAAAGAATCTTTCACCCATTGAATTGTTGGCGGCTTTGCTTGCCTCCATCCAACATCTCGAATTGCTCCTATAAATTCATAGGCGTGTATATCTGGATGCCAGATATAATAATTTGCTCCATCTCTCAAATTTAAGTTAACATTTATTAAGCAACCGTAAATAAATTTTCTTAACTTTTCCCCCTTTAAGTGATCATTTGTAACTCCTTCGTAATCGACCCCATAAGGCGGGTCGGTAAAAACCATATCTGCCTTTTCCCCATTCATAAGCCTAGACACATCTGCCTCGCTTGTTGAATCCCCACAAAGCACTCGGTGTTCCCCCAGAATCCACAAGTCACCCAGCTTGGTAATCGCATCAACTGGAACTTCTGGCACTTCGTCCTCGGTTACTTCTGGGTGTGCGTCCTCCATCATCAAAGCAATCTCGTCCATACCGAACCCAGTAATTTCTAGGTCGATTTCTCCAGTATCAATGTCTTGTAGTATGTCTTTGAGTGCTGGTAGATCAAATTCACCAGCCAGCTTATTAAGTGCGATGTTTGCCGCCTTCTCTTTTTGTTCGTCCAGATCAACCGCCCAAACCTCCACCTCTGTCTTTCCCATCGCTTGATAAACTTTTAGACGCTGATGGCCTCCTACAACATTTCCGGTGCGAGCGTTCCAAGTGATCGGTTGGATATTTCCAAACTCTGCAAGGCTCTTGGTGAGCCGTCCCATCGCTTCGTCAGAAATTTTCCGAGGGTTATATTTTGCCGGGGAAATTTCAGAAATTTTTTTGGTTAATAGGCAAGGATATTTCATTTGATTTTTTCTTTCTTATTTAACTTACGCATACAAGTCTATTGAGATAAGGGTTTTAGAATCAACTCGCACAAAAACTATGCGGTTTGGAACCTGATTCTAGGGTAAATTGCATATAGAAGTCTCCTAGTAGCAAGGGGTTACGCATAATTTTATCTAAAAGTCGCAAGTATGGGTGTTTATAGGTACTTATGCATTGCATTACAGCATTATGGCAAATGTCTATCAACGATTTACGCAAGCACCAACTTCTGTAAGTAGCATATCCCATTAGTGTCACGCCTCCCCGCCCGCCTCCCGATAAGCCTCTACTATGGGTCGTGCCTCCTCAACGAATTGCGTGCGTTGGGCTGGTGTCCATTGGCTAACGCTCTTGCGAGCAAGCCATTGGCGAGCCTTGATTATGTAGCTATGCCACGCTTGTTCGGGCTTCTGGGTGCTGGTTTCTATGGGGTCTGGTAGGATGCCAGCCCATAGTGCCAACTGCTTTAACTGACCCGGTGCAGGGGCTTGTAGTGATGGGCGTGCCTTGGCTACTCGTTCCAGCCGCCTACCCATCTCGCCGTTTATTTCCGCTATCTCTAGGATAGCATCAATGTCTAGCTCCTCTTTCCGGGCTGAAAGTAGGATGTCCCCGCAGTCCGCCGCTAGGCTTATGGTTTCTGCCATCGTCTGCACGGCTTGTGCCTTGGCTTTTTCCAGCAAGGCCGCCGTTTTCTTTAGCTCCATTCCGATCTGTTTCTCACTCATGTGGGATGTCTCCTTGGTTATGCCGTAGCCTCGGCCAATTCCTCGGCCTCGATTTCAGCGGGTGGTTCTAGCTCTCTAAAGCGTTCGGCGTTGAATCCTCGTTCTGGGAATGGCGGGGTCGTTGAACAGGGGTTGGGTAGGCTCTCTAAATAAACCACAACCTCCCCCGGTTCGCCGTTTAATGCCACCCCAATGCCCAAGTCCCGCACGATGTAGGTGCGGTCTTTGATGGGTAGGTTGGTATAAAAGGGCAGTATCTCCGTTGGGAACTGGTCGTTGATGCAGACCACCTTGGAACCTTGTCTCATTTGGCCTTCCTCGATTTGATACCCTTTGTCCAAGCGTCCTTGTTCCATTTGGGACACTCTTCTCGCCGTTTTTTATGCACCCTCAAAGCTCGTTCTTTGTAGATTTGCCGGACTCTTTCCGACCTCTGGATTCGTAGCACCAGCCCGGTTCGCTGAGTAAGTTCGGAGAGCCTTGCAGATATGGCCGCCCTAGTATAAGGCTTTCCAGTTGTCGGATTGATGTAGCGTTTGGCGATGGCAGTTAGTGAGTCTGGGCTTCGATTTGTGGCTAGGGCTAGGAGTGCTTCGTCCAATGTATCGTCACGCTTATTGCGGAGCATCTGGGAATCACCCTCGCACTTGATGGTTTGCTCGACCACTTCCGCAGTGAGTTTTGCAAGCTGGTTCAAGTCGATGGCTGGATTCATCGCTTTCATCTGGGCCAAACGCTCCTTGACCCGATCTTCTAGGGTATCAATGGCCTCGGCCATATCGGGAGTGTAACTCGCCAAGATCGAATCTGCCGGGTCTTGGCCTTGGTGTCTCATTGCACTTCAACTAATGCCGTATGCCCAACTCTTGCAAGTTCTCGGTTGGCTTGTGCTTCGGTCTTATAGAATAAGTCGATGACCGGGAGCCTAGACTTTCCAGATGCCCTTCTAGCAATAACGGCTGTCCCGGTATCGTGTGCGATGTATGGCTTGCCCTCCACTATTAGAGTTGTCCCATAAGGGATAATTTTGGGGTCTACGGCACAAGAACGACCAGATACCAGCCGTTTTCCAGTTGAGCTTCTGTATCCGTAGCAGTCCTCGCCCAACCAATAAGCCGTGATTCTGGCCTTAATTGTTTTCTTGGGTGGCTTGGGGGCTTCCACATAGATGTTTGTGGCGTGTACAGAGCCAAGCAGAATAAAGGCTAGTATGATTATGGCTTTTCTCATTGTGAGGTAATGCAAGCGATCATACAAATGCTGGAACCGCCTTGATGGGGATTCATCCCCTTTGGTTCTTTTACCATCACATCTGTCAATCGGGGTCTTTAGCTTGTCGATCTCTTTTTGAATCTGCTCTGGCTCCATCTTATTTATTTTCATTGATAACCTCCGCTTGCCGCCAATGGCCTCTTGCGTTGTATCGTCTAATTCTTCCTTGCGATTCCAGCCATCTTGCGTGGTATTGAATGGTTCCTTTTGTCTTTTCCATAACCTCTGCAATGGTGCAAGTAGGTATGCCACTTAATATAAGCGTCTGAACCGCATCTTGTATAATTTCAATGCAATCAGCCGTTCGTTTTCCAGAGTGCATTTTCTTAATGTCGCTCTTTGAATAACGATCATTCAAGATGTTCGTTGCTTTTAGCATAGCTGATTGAAACTTGTTCATTGGCTTTTGAACTTATATCGTTGGTTTCTTTATGCAATATGAAGTTAAAAGTTATTAGATAACAAATAATACTCTGCAACGCTTTTGCCACTTGCCGTCTTGACCATTCGCTTCTGCACATCGTATCCAGCTTTTTTAAGGTCGTGGATGCGACTAGCCAAGCGAAAGCACTTGAACCACTCCAATGCTTCAAGAGCCGTTAGGGTTCTGCCACCCTGCAAGTGAGCTAGGATTCTTGCGTTCTGTTCGTTGCCCTCGATCTTTACCGGGTGAGTGGTTCGCATAAATGGCAACTCGAACTGGTCTGCTTGGTGAATCGCAATCATATTAAGCCCATCCTTTTTTTGGATTGTGCCGCCGTCCTTGGATTAACCGGGAACTCAACGAGTGGCCGCCCTCTTGTAATCCTCGGCTCAAAGTTTCGCTTCTTTGCGTATGAAACGCTTGCGTGATCGCAACCCCAAGCCTTTGCAATCTGGTTTTGGGAAAG